ACTTAGTAAGAAAGTATCTAAGAAATATAATTACTAACTAACTTATTTAATCACTTAGAAAGTGTAATCTCTCTATGTCGGATAATCAAAATTTAGACAAAAATGTGGAAACGGCTTCAGATATTAAAAAATCCGTAACTCAAGTAATCCCTAAAATCATCTGTGACGCACGTTGCAAAATTTGTAATTCTCAATATTTAAAAGCCATTCACGAATTAAGAAAAGCAGGAAACCGTTATCCTGCGATAGTTGAAATCATTAAGGAAAAATATAATTTCAGCATTTCCACTGCCTCGCTCTCACGGCATTTCCAAAAATATCAGCGTCATAAAAATATCATTGCCGCTAAATTTATTAATGACGATTTAATTGATGAGGCCACATCTCAGGCAGTCCATACAAAAAAACTCATCGGATTAATTGACGAGGCATTTAGCGCAATTAAGACAAAAATAAAAGCTGGAACATTATTTTTAGATGTGTCGGATTTGGAAAAATTAATGAAGCTTCGTTATCAGGTAATGAGCGGAGAGAACACGGACGAAAATGATATTATGGCAATTTTTCAAAAAGCTTCGAATCAATACGGGTTGAATTTACAGCAAGGTGTTTTATTTAAAAATTAATTTGTCAAATCGGGCGTAAGCGTCTTGAGAGAGCGGGGAAGTCGTTTATTTTTTTATTTGGCGGTGTTCCCGCTCTCATCTTTTTTCGCCCCCTTCGACTTTCTACAGTATAACTATGGTCGGGATAGTAAAATTTGGAAATTGATTGGCGGTGGTGGCGGAATTGAAGGGGCGGAAAAAGGGCGCGGGAGAGGCCAAAGGCCGAGGGGGTTGGCGGTGAATTAGAAATAACCATTTTAAAATAGTCCAAAGATGGTCGGGCGGGCAAAACCAAAGGTGGGGCGAGATATGGCGGTTACTATCCCGCCATAAATAATTATTGTTCGCAGATAGGAGATATTGATTGTATTTTTAAAAAGAAAGTTAAATAAGTTAATTTTATTCCTTTATTTTTCTTTTTAAAAAACTCCTTCATCGATTGTAAGAACGACAGGGGTTTTAGCACCGAAGGTTTTATACTCGCCTCGCAGGCGTTCCGCCCTTTAAGGCGGAGCGACAAGAGGCGAGGGCAAGCGGTTTTTTAAATTTTTTTAAATCCTCAAAGATTTAAACAAATTTAAAAAAACGCGAAGCGGCAACGCAACGCGCTGAAAGTGGCAAAAGAGTAAAGTGTTTCTCGGTGGTGTTTTGTTTTTTTAAATAATGCTATAATCAAAATATGCCTGATCAAAATACAATGGGAATTATTGCGTTTTGTTTAAAGCAAATTGATGAATGTAATAATTGGAAACCGTTTGATGATTTAATCCTTGGCCATTATTCCCACGATTCACAATTACGCTGGCTTTCAAAATCTCTCAATCGTGAGAATGTTTTACATCCTGGAAATGGTTGGGGAAAAACAGATGTCATTGCAAAAAAACATCTCAAATTTATTCTCTTGCATTTGTTAGACGGGACAAAATATAGAACATTAAATGTTGCGATTACTTCAGAACAATCAGAGTTGGTTATGGACCGGATTATTGATTTAATTAAAAATTCAGCGCTTTTAAAACATTGGCTTATTGATAAAAACTCTATCACCAAATTTCCCTATCCTAAAATCAAATACACAAATGGCGCTATCACAGAATTTAAAACAACCAAAAGAAAAGGCGAAAGTATTGAGGGCAAAGAATACGGCTACATCTCAGCCGATGAAGTTGCGCTTGAAATGCACCTTGAATTTCTAAGGGATAAAATATTGCTTCCTCGTATTAGGAAATATAAAGATAGCCAGATTGATTTTATGGCCACGCCAAAAGGAATGAATGCTTATTTCAGAGTTGCGACAGATATAAAAAGAAAAGGCGGATATATTCAGGGCGGCTCGTCTTATGAAAATCCTCACATCGATCACACGCTTTTAGATTATCAATGTTCAACTTGGAGCGAGGCGAAAATCAATCAGATAATCAAAGGTAAGTTTATTGATACGGCCGAGATGATGTTCGCTTCCAGGGTAGAGAAATTGTTTGACACTAATTTAGTTTTGTTAGACGGGATTGACAAAGGCAATAAATATCTTGAAGGTTGGGATTTGGCGCGTGGGCGCAAAGGTTCAATCTCAGACCAAACAGTCGGGTTTAGATTTGATATAACTAAAATACCAGCCATTATTACAAAGCGTTGGGGCTTTCAATTACCGTGGACTGAGAAAGGCCGGCAGAATATTAATGCAGATGAGAGATTAAACAAAATAGAAAAGTCGTCAATAGAACGGGAAATAAGAACGGCTCAATATGAAAGTAATGGCGAGGTATTTTTAGATAGCACCGGAGTAGGCGATACGCTTTACGAAATGCTAATGGACATAGCAAAGCCGATTGATTTTAGAGGCGGGAACAAAGATGTAATACTTGATCACGCCCAGGCAGTAATAGACGCTGGATTATTAAAGTCGCCATTCATTCCAGAGTTAGCTGATGAGATGACAGTTTATCAAAGAGCTGATAATAATTTAGACACTGATAATATAATGGCAATGGTAATCAGTTGTCAGGGTATTAAGTTAGATAGAAGCATTAAGTATGGCACTGAAGCTGGATAATCAATCAATGATTAATGATTAATGATTTATTAATTAATGATTAATGATTTAATAATCAATCAATGATTAATGATTTATTAATTAATGATTAATGATTTATTAATTAATGATTTATTGATGAAACCCCCTATACCCTATGTTGCTTATTTTCTATAATTCAATTTGTGTGCTATACTAAATTTTAAGGTGTGGATAACTTTTTAACTATAAAATAAATGTTCAACTTATTAAATTTATTTTTTAAAACCCAAGAGGAACAAAAGACGAATGAAAATACTCTGAATATTATTTATAAATCCGCTAAAAAGAAAATTGACGATTTTATAAAATTAGCTAAGCCGGCTACAACAAAACGGCGCCAGACTTTTGATAATTTATTCAGCTTTGCTTTAGACGGCGAGCAGTGGACAAATTCCGAGGACAAAGATTTAGACGGCGATCAGCCATTAACATTTAATTTTTCCGAAAATTATCTTGACAGATATATGGCCCGGCTTTTTCCCCGCAACCCCCACACCGGAGTTTTAGAAATTGGGGTTAAAGTTTATGAGGACGACAAAGAAAAACAAAATAAATTAGAAAAAGTAATTTTGGATTTTTACAAAGAGCAGAATTTGGTTTCAGTCATTTTAGAGCAGGGAATTAATTTTCTTTGCGGAGGAGTGGCTGTTTTTTATTATCCCCCTGACCCAATTACAAAAAAAGCTCAGTTGATTTCTTTGGACCCTAAAGATTGTTATCTCGGCTGGAAAGGCAGTAAATTAGTCCAGTTTGCGTATAGAGAATATATTGGCGACAATAAATATAATATTTTTTATTGGGATTTGGCGGAATTTTTATTTCGCGACGGCAAAACAGAAAAAATTGACAGAATAAAAAATCCGTATAATTTTATTCCGGTTTCTTGGATGCCGAATAATCCAAAACCCCACAAGCACGAGGGGCGTTCAAAATTAGAGTCTTTGTATAATTTAGACCGCGCGTATAATTTCGCGGCGACAGATTTCGCTCGCAGAATTAAAGATAATACTGATCCGCATATGGTTATGATGTCTGATAGCGTTGCATTGCAGGATATTGACAGGGGCAGAAAAAAGAAAACAAAATTAGCCAAAGGCGATGATATGAAATATATTGAGGTTAAAGAGGGCGCGGAAATTATAAATTATTTAAATTTGCTTGAGGGTAAATTAAAATCCAAGGCCGGAATTATTGACAGCTCCGGAGCGCTAAAAACGCACGTATCAGGAGTGTCGCTTTCTTTCCAATATTCCGATATGATGGATTTAATCGGGTTTATGCGTATTGTTTGGGACGGCGGATTCAGGGATATAAATAAGGCGGTTTTATCTTACGCTTTTAACGAAGAGGAATACAAGACAGATCCCCTATATCATCCGTTCATAAACATAGATAATAAGCAAAGAGTTGAGGAATACGAAATAATGTTAAATAATAAAATAATTTCTCATCGCGACGCCATTGACGAATTGCGAGGCGTTGAAAGCCCAGACGATAAATTAAAGGAAATTATTGCGGAAGACAAAATAATGGAACCGCTCGAACCAAAAAATAATTTTCCGTTTAATAAAAATCAAAATGAATGAAGCTAAAAAAAAATTAATAATTGATACGATTTGCGGTGGCGAGAGAATGACAATGTGCAGGGCAAAATTACTTTTGTCGGCGAGTATTAATTTTGTGCAAAAAGAAGCATATCAAGAGGCGGAAGTTTGCAACGATGAAGCGATTAAAATTTTAGAAAAGATAATGTTTAAAATAAAAGAAAATAGGAGTTATTATAATTATAAATTGAAAAAATCAAAATGAGTGAAAAAACAATAAAACAATGTATTGAATTATTGAAAAATTATAAAGTTAAATTTTATAGAGAGGATTATTCCGAAAAATTTAAATGTAAAATGCCTAGGACAAAATATATTAATTATAAAAATACGCCTGAATTATATTTAAATGATGATTATTCTGATTTTCCGCCTCCGCCTCCGCCTCCGGCTCCGCCTCCGCCTCAATATAAATTATCACCTCCCCCCATAAGAGCATATCTTATTTACTAAATTTATATATTTATGGACCCAAAAATGTTACAATTACTTCGAGTTTTTCTCGGAGTAGATGACAAACTCCTTCCTGATTCAATGACTACCGAGGATTTCGGCAAATTCATTGATGACCAGAAAGGTAAGTTATTTGGCAATCCGGAGGACTTCAAAAACCTCCAACAATTAATTTCTAAAAAAGATGTTGACTTTCGTAAAACAAAGGAAGCTCTTGAGAAATTAAAACTTAATAAACCAAGTAACAAAGACGATAAAAAGGAATCGGAGTTTGAAAAATTATCAAAGGAGCTAAAAGATAAAATTGGCGAGGTTGATAAAAAACTCGAAAAAATTAACCAAGCCAGCGAAGTAGAAAAATTACAAAAAGATTATCCGGATATTTTGCCCGAGCTTTTAATCGGCAAGGACGAGGAGCAAATCAAGGCAACCGTTGAAAAACAGCGGACAATGAATAAAAAAATATACGGAGATTCAAAACATTTTAGCCAGCCGACTTATGACGACGTCAAAGATGTTGACAAGGAAATAGACGAAATCAAAGCGGATAAAACTATTTCCGGAGAAAAGCAGGCGGTTAAAATAATGCAGTTAAACAGAGTTAGAGAAAATTTGCAAACTTCCGAACCTGAAACCCATTAGATAAATTATCTAACGGGTTGAATCGTAATAAGAATTATGTTATTAGGAGATGTTCGTTTTAGAGAAGATTTATCATCTGTCGTTGATCAGTTATTATTAACTGATGACGATATGAAATTCCTTTCAATGGTAAATTTTCTGCCAAAGATTAAAGATATTTTTGGCAAACCAGTCCAATCGCAAAAGCACGAATGGCTTGACGATGAGGCCAGGGCCGAATATATCACAATTCCAACCGGTGATGACGGCCTATGTTGGGATAATCTTGATGATATTACCGCTTTGCCTGTAGGCGCGGCTGAGGGCAAAAAATTGCGCGTTGGAGATGTTTTATTGACAGATGTAGACGAGGTTGTAATTGTTAAGGCAATTTCTGCTGATTATACTACCATTGATTTAATCGAGCGCGCTCACGGCTCAACCACAGCGGTGGTTATGGCTCATGATGCAACTCACGTTGTTAAGATTATCGGCAATGCTCAGATTGAAAATGCAGATCCGATAACCGCGGATTTTACCACTCCGACTGCGGCTTTCAATTATACTCAGATTTTTGAGGACGTAGCTGAGGTTACGGGGACGGTAAGGCGGTCAAAAGCGGTGCAAGGCGATTATTTAGATTATTCCATTGTAAAGAAGTTGAAAGAGGCCATTAAATCATTAAATCGGGCAATGTTGGAGGGCATTAAGAATTTAGACGCTACCAATAAAATTGGCGCTATGGGCGGAGTTCGCGAGTATGCTTCAACCCAGGTGTCAAATGTCAGCGGGGCTTTAACTCTTGATAAATTGTATGCGGCAATTATCGTGCATGTGGACGCCGGCTGTTTCCCTTCAGCCATTCACGCCAGCCCGAAAATTATCGGGGATATAGAGCAGTTATTCGTTGGTAATGTCAGGTATAAATCATCCAGCACCCGTGTTGGATTATCAGTTGCGGTTGTTTCTATGATGGGCTATGAGATTGAGTTGCATATGGACAGGCACGTTCGCACCACTGAATTTATGATTATTGATTATAATCGTTGTGCATACGGTCCACTTGAAGGCGGAGAATATGAAAGCGGAGATTTTTCGGCTTATCCTATTCTCAACAAAAGAAACGGCAAACAGATTGCAACTCAGGTGTTAGGTGAGTATACAATGCGTTGCTCAAACAAAGGAGCGACCAGAGCTTACGGCTCAACATAGATTTAATTTAGATTAAAGCTTTGTAGTTATTAAATACAAGGATTTAATTAATTATAGCGTTAGGAGCAGGCGAAATTAGCTTCTCCTCTCCTAACGCTATTCTAAAATACTATGGCTAATAAAGAAAAACAATTTTGTCGCAGTAATCCAATGCCTGGGGTTTATGGTATTTGCCATAAAAAAAGGCAGATTCAGATTAAAAATCGGGAAATTTTTTCTACAGCTGATGATAAGTTAATTTCAATTTTTGAAAATGATCCCGAGATTACGGAGTTTAAAGTAGAAATTAAATCCAAAAATGAGGTTTTTGATTATTTAGATATGACAGAATCGGAATTATTAAAGCTTGCTAAAGTTCGCGGATTAGAAAAAAATGATGTGACAGTTAAAGACACGACTAAAAAGGGATTGATTCAGGAGTTAGAGGAGTATGACGAGGAAAATTCAAAGCCGGAAAACGATCAAGGCGAGAGTGCGCCGGAGAAAAAAGATAAATAATTATTTTACCCTGCTTTAAAAAAGGGCGGGGCAAGTTAATTATTAAATTTTAATTTTATGGTTATTGAGGACATACAAGCGATAATTAAAAATAATGTTGACGATCAAACCGTTGATGTTAACGAAGCTATTGATTTGGCTATTAAATTTTTATCAAATTTTTTCCCTCTTCGGAAAATAGACGATTCGCAAACTCTCACGACCGGCGACACTTCGGTTGATAAGCCGGCAAGATGTTTGACTGTTTTAAAACTTAAACTCGGAGATGATTATATTAATAAAGCGGATTTAACTAAATTACAACAAATTGAGGATGATGAAAGTCAAAGATATTATGTTGAGGACGAATTTATAGGCGGGACTGACAACAAAATTCATTTAACAGACGCGATTGGCGCGGATCAAAACGGCGATAAAGTATATATTCATTATCTCGCGGGATTTACTCCGTTGGCAGGTGTTGCATTAGCTGAAACTGATTTACCGGAAAGATTAGAGCCGTTATTAATATCTTTTACCACTTATTTCTATTACGGTATTTTAGTCAGTTATGTAAAAAATCATAAGGCCGATTTTCCAAATATGACTTTGTGGGACGTTATTGCTATCTGGGACACTTGGCGGATTCATTCTTTTGATTTATTAGAAATAGTGCAAAAACAGCATTTTAATTTAGAAGATTAATTTTTATGGCCAAATCAAGAGAAACAATAATCGGGTCAATGTTATCAGCAAGTGGAATGGCGGGGGTTATTGACGCGATTAATAAAATGGAGCAGGCGATTCGGGATATTTTATCAACCACTAAAATAGAAAATGAAGTCCCGGCAGGCGCAATCAACGGAGCGAATACTGCGTTTACAGTAACCAGCACGCCTAATCCCTCAGGATCATTGCAGTTATTTTTAAACGGGATGTTTATGACAGTTGGAGAGGATTACACTATTTCAGGAGTAGATATA